GTCAGTACGTCCACCGGAACCTGCCTGTGTCGTAGGGTAGTTGCTGAACAGGGCTGGCTCTGGCTCAATAGTTATCGGGTTGTAGCCCTCCCTACCAGCTATTTCGAGGTTGGCATAGTCCCTGTTGACTCTTTGGGTTTCCCTGACAGCTAGGATTCGCAGACGCTCGCCAGCAACCCTAAACTGACCCTGCAGCGCTTCTTCAAGCTGCTCGCCGCTAACGTCAGCTGCTGTCATTTTGGCAAGAGGCATGCCTACTGCTTCTTCTAGCCTGCCCCTAGCTTCGTCGATTACATCAGCTAGCTCAGTTGGCCTAGCCGCCTCTTCTCCCTTGACGCCTTTGCCCTTTGTAGCTTTAGGAGCACGACGGGTCAGCTCACCCTTAACAAGGCCAGACAATTCCCTGACCTGCTGTGTGGTCAGCCCACCATCCTTGCCAGTTGGCAGAGGAGAGAACATTTCTCTAAGTGCAGCTGTTTTAGTCGTCTTAGAAATAGCCTTTTCGTCTGTTGCCCTAAAGCCATCCCAGAAGCTAGCGACTGAACCCTCGACATCCTGAGCTTCTACAAGCCTGTCGCCAAGGTCGTTTACAGCCTTTGTTCTAATGGTTCTTCCTGGCTGCCTTGAAACAACTGGAACTTGATTTCTAATTGTCCTAGCTGTATCTCTAGCCATCAAGGCACGAAGTCTGGTTGGTTTTTCAGCTTGTGGAACTCCAGCTAGCTCTTCAGCGTATCTCTTGGCCTCAGCTTGCATTTTTGCGATAGCTTCAGGGGTTAGCTCTGTTTCCCTAATGCCAGCAAATTTTGCCTCAAGCAACTGCTCTATTTCAGCTTGTGTTTGCTTAGCAACTTTACGGTCTTTAGCCCTCTGTGCTAGCGAGCGCCGACTTTCCTTAAGAATTGACTCAGCTTCGTCATAGAGCATCTTTGCAGTTACTGCACCGGGGTCAACGCCAGCTTCAGTAAGCTTAATTAACGAAGAGTTAAGTATCGCTTGGCTGCTGTTTCTGTTTACTCTAGCCACACGGCGGTTTACGCTTCTTGCCCGTATGGCTTGAAATGAGGACTTGTAGCCACGTGCCATTTCTTTGCCGATAAAAGTAAGTGGGCTAGTGTCTAGAGCGTTGTAAGCAACTGCAGCATCAGGACTTGCAGTTTTTAACTTAAACTTTCCGACATCTTCTCCCAATTCTCTTGCCGTCTGTCTTGCCGGGTCTAGCTCTGGGTAGAGAATTCTTGGCGCAAATGCTCCTGGCAAAGCATCGGGCTTAGCTCTAGCTGCTCTAGCTGCCGTTTCAACACCAGTTTTCAGTCCCTTGGCCGCACCACCTATTCCGATAGGCAGGAAGCTAATCGGGTCTGTCAGCACGTCAAAGCCAAACGAGTACAGGCCAGCCTTTGTGAACTCTAGGCCTTTGCCCTTTTCGATACCGAGGAACGGCACATCAAAGCCAATCCATTCGTCGGGGATGCCCCAGCCTACGCCTTCTTCTTTAGTGGCCTCTGCTAGGAACGGTAGGTTCTTTGAAGCATCCTGAAAGTCCTCAGACTTGAAAAGCTCGTAAGCACCCTCGTAGGTGTCGCCGCCAAAGATGCTGTTTAGCTGGTTGCGGCTCTCCTGAGTGGGGGGCATGAATGAGTAAGCAAAGCCTTTAGCAAAGCCTCCTAGCCCACTCCAGGTGGCATTTGCAGCTGCACCAAATACCTTGGGCAAGTCATCTGGCTGGATGCCGTCTTCTAGGTTGTCATAAATCTGATTGGCGTACGGGAGGACGTTACCCGCATAGTTAACGATTCCCCTACCTAGGCTTGTGAGGCCACGCATGAAACCGCCAAAGATATTGACGGCACCAATGGCCGCGTCACCTACACCAGTAGGGACTGCAGTAGTTTGATAGCGGGCTTCTCCAGGAATCGGAGCAATAGAGGAAACTCCAGCAGTAGGCGCAGTAAGCCCAGTAGAAGTCCGAGCTGATTGCACGGTTTCTAGGAGCTTACGGATATCCTCGCTCTTGCTAGCCACGGTACTATTCTACTATGAGCGGGATGGGTTGATACCGAGGATTTCAGCCAAAATGGTTTCGTCTGCAGTTAATCCACCCATACTTGCAATAGCCCCTGGAACGCCTCGCTGTCCAGCCATGTTCATGTACTCGTTGATTCGGCTAATCATGTCCTGAATCTGAGTAGAGTTGTAGTTCTTTCCAGTTTCAGCGAAGTACTGTTGAGCACCAGCTACCTTCTCGCCAAAGCTGCTCATACCGGGCTGCTCTCCAGGCCCAAAGATTTCTGGAGCAATTCCTTGTAGCTGTCTTAGCTGCTCACCAAACATGGCAGGTTGTGCAAACTTACCGAAGTCAGTTAGCTCCTGAGTTGGAGTCTTCATCCGCTCCATGGCAATCTGAGAGTCGATAGCCTGATTTTGAGCGTCTAAGAAGCGCTTCATTGCCATTAGCTGGTTGGCTTTTGTGGCACCTGCGCCAGCAACCTGCCTGCCCGTAGAGGCGTCGGCAAGGAGCTTGTTAGCCTTAAACAGGTTCTCCCAGTTGCTTGCTGCAGCAGAAGATAGGCCTGCAATCTCTTGTAGCGCGGAGCTTTGGGGTGTTTGCGCATCTTCAACTCCGATGCCCAAAGAAGCTGCTACTCTTGCCCTGTCAGCGTCACGCTGGGATTGCAAATCTTCAAGCCCCTGCTGGCGCTCAGCTTCAGCAGTCGCCATGCCCTCAATGTCTGTCGTGTAACGCTCCTGAAGGCCAGCGCCATAAGTTTCAATGTCGCTAGAAAGCTGACCGTATAGGTTGTTAGCGTCGGCCTTGTTTTGAGAGTAATTTTCCTGTAGCTGTTCTTTCTGTGCGTTGTACTGCGCAATCAGGGCAGCGTTAGGGCCACCTACTGTGCGATACATCTGGTCAAGAACAGCGTCTAGGTTAAAAGCCGACCCTTGCTGAGTAGCGGGAGCTTGGCGGCCTGCTGTTGCCCTCTCCTGAATTTGCCCAGGAAGCTGCCCAGCAATACCCTCGCCTCTAGTTCCAGAAAGGGTACCGCCCCTGCCAGTGTATTCAGCGGTAATGCTTTCTAATGCGTCTCGTACATCACGAGGAGCTTTTGCAGAAGCAGCAGACACCGAAGCCATGCCCCCACCGCCAAAAGCCCGTCCAGCATTTTTTGTTCCGTAACCAGAGAGAAGCTTTTGGAAGTTTTCTTCTGCTGCGGTATTTTTCTCTGCCACGTTATTCTCCCATCGCTGGGCTGAGTCTGCCCGAGATGTAGTCCTGGAATGCCTGACTCTTGGCAAGGTTAGTTTTGGCCTGCTCTAGGTTGCCGGTATATTTCAGCTCGTCTAGGAAGTCAGTAACGGCCTGTGTAGCCTCACCGACAGCCCTGTCACGCTCATCGATTGCCTTCTGCTCAGTCTGCATCTTGCCACCGCTTCTTGCAAGACCGCGTGCCGCATAGTCCTCAGAAATGCCCTTGTACTGCTCGATAGCAGCGCGGTCAATCTTCCCAAGCACTTGCTTTAGTTGCATATTTGCTTGATTCTCTTGAAAGGTTCTAAGGGCATCAGCTGCCTGTTGGGCCGCATCCATTTCCTCTTGACCTAGGGTAACTTCTAAAGGCTTTTCGGCAGCAGACTCTTTTTCGCCACCGCCAGTAGTACCACCGCCAGTAGTGCCGTCGCCAGTAGTGCCACCGCCACTAGGTGCAGGTGCTGTTTTGGTCTCAATACTTCCGGTACCAAGGTTTGACCTTTGAGGCGTCTGGCGCACTAGAGCAGGAGCTTGAGCCGCAACAGAAGGGGATAGAGTTGCTCGCTGAGCTGGAGTAGCAAGCTCAGGGATAAACTTAGTTGGCTGCGATGGAGCCTTGCCCCTAGATGCTGCAAGCACACCGGCAAGCGTTGAAGTGTCTACACGCTTAGGAGCGGGCTTAGCCTTAGGGGCAGGCTTAGCTGGAGCTGGGCGGCCAGGTATAAAGGGGCCACCTGTGTAAAGCACCATTATTTCATACCTATCTGTCCAGGGGGCTTAGCAAAATAGCGAGCGCCGCGCTTACCCTGTACCCATTTTAGCATTGCAGCGTTCTTTGCACGCTGCTTAGCGCTCCTTTCCATGTATCCCTCTTTTGCCAGCTTCATGCCTGTGTTAGGGCCGACAACGCCTACTCCATAGCGCTTTGCGCCAGCGGCATATTTGTTAAAGCCAGCTCCACCGATGTTAGCCATTATGCAGTCCTTCCGATTGCCATACGGCGGCCATTTGTAAGGTATAGAACGATTCCGTCAAGACGGCTAGGGGAGGTGTCTGCCGTGCCGTCGTTCTGGAATCTAATAGTGAAATAGCCTCGCTTAAAGGTCTGCTTACCACTAATCTTTACTACGCGAGGGCGGGGGTTGCTGCTCCTAAAGCCCGTCACGATAACAGCAGGTTCTACAGCACCCGCAGGGAGCCAAGTAAGCTCTGCCGCCTCTGCCCCCTCCCACGTGTAAGCTTGCAGCTCTTCCCATGTCAAGATGTCTGCTAAGTCTTGGAACGCATCGATTGGCGTCAAGCCACCCTCAAGCCAGTTGACGGCAACGACTAGCAGCTCCCAGCCAAACAGGCGCTTGTATAGTGACGGCTGACCAATGTCGTAGGTTCTGGTTACGACCTCACATCTGATTGTCTCGCTGCCAGTTTCTGGGTATTCAATGGCTAGCTTAAGAAGTCCTTGGTTGGCATAGTCAGTGTGAGGAACGCCATAGGCGGTAGGAACGGCAGCGGAATCTAGAAAAGTTCCACGAGGAGCTTCGATAAAGTGAGCAGCCCCTGTGTCGGATTCCCATTCAGACCACAAACCAGTTTCGGTGTCGTAGCAGTACATGTAGCCGTGGTGCCATACCAAAAGGTACTGGCCAATCTTTGTGACGCCCTGCTTCTGTCCGCTAAAGCCAGTTCTTACCTTGAACTCAACCTTGTTAGATGGGTTGTAAGGATAGAAGTTGTATCCTGCAAACTGGTATAAAGTACCTGCGTGAAGCACCGCTAGAGTGTTTTCGAACTCCACCACGCTGCGTGAACAGTCAGCTCCGATGTTCTGGGACATGGCTGTTAGGGTTCCCAGCGAGGGGTCAGCCGATGCGCTGTACGCTAGTCGATACGTCGAGTTAGAACGAAAGAGAAAAAGCTCGCTATTGCCCTCGATAATCTTGATGAGCTCGTCTCCGTCACCCTCATTAATGTCAATATAGTTTTCGCTAGGCCAATCATTAATAGTGGTGCCAAGACCAATGCTATCAATAGCACTGTATCTAAGGGTTGAAGTGTTACCGTTTGCACGACTGGAGACATACAGCCTTCCCTTTGTAAAGTGAATTTGGTTGCCTTCTGGCATTGCAGCTACGTCAGTCCACTGATATGTGCCAGAAACCTTCGACCAGTAACCACCGCCCTGTGAGGTGTTAACCAGATAAAGGCGCTCTGCATAAGCTGCCATATCCTCAGCTTCGTAAGCCCAGACCTGAGTCCAGGTATCTCCAACAAGGTCATAAATGTAAGTAGCAGAGTTTGTGGCTACAACTAAGAACACAACGGAATCTTCATTCCGGTAGTAGCCCAGTGCTTTTGCTGACGTGATAGCTGCTGGGTAGTCTGAGACTTTATAGATTGGCGGACGGCTAATTAGCTTGCCAGTCCTAGATATAACTAGGTTACGAAGGTCTGCTACTTCGTTTTCAGCAATAAGCGAGGGGTCTACAACATTGTTTAGACCGCCCGAGAAGTCGTCAATTACTAGACCTTCTCTAGCCATTACTCATCCTCTGGCAGAACTACCTTTGTGGGGTAGAACTGACTATCTACAATGTCTTCCTTTGCAAGATGTCTGTTCATTGAGTCACGGAAACGTGCGTCCTGGTATGCAGTAGCCTGCCAGTTCTCGTCCAAGCGGTACGCTTGAGCTAGCACGTAATCAACTATTTGGTTGTAAAAACGGTCTGGAACCTTAAGGGTCTCGCTAAGCGCTGCAAGGTTTGCTGGATACGCAAGGTAAAAAATCTCTAGTCCATCAGTCTTTGACTCAGCAGGAGCTGGGTAAATGTACAGGTCGCCGTCCCACTCGTACCACATTCGTGGTTCGCCTGAGCTTTTTAGCTCTGGGTCGTCTCTAAGTATCTGCTCCTGTGCTTCTTGAAAAGCCACAGCTTTTAGAGGCTTGCCCTCTGCGTGTACTCCCTTTACCTGTGCTACGGGGCTGCCTAGCGGAAGGGTGTAAAGGGTTTGCTCTGCAACTAGGTTGTGACTTGCCTTGCCCTTAAGGACAGTGTGGCTACTTGAGATTTCACGCTGGGCAGCATTTGTCCAGCGAAGAAGGTCTGTGTTCTTTAACTCTACAAGGGCTTCGTCACCAAAGATGCGCTTTACATCTGTGGCTACGTCATCGCCAGTCTTTGTGTAATAATCTCTAGGCATTTGGGTCGAATAGCAACTTTCCGTTATGGCGAGCGTAGTTCTTCGTAAATCCTAGTTTAGCAACATCTTTGGCCAATTCCCTGCGCTCTGCGTCGAGTTCTTCTCGCTCTTTAGCCTTCATCATTGCGTTTGCAGCGTTTAAGGCTTCCATGTCGCTGATGGACATTCCAGCATTTGTAACATCGGACTGGATAATTTCAGCCATGATTCTCTCGTCTAGCTGCCACTCTGCGAAGTTCTTTAGCACGTAGCGGTCTTTATCTCCCACTACAACAATGCTGTATGGGCGGTCTTTATCAAACTGAGGGTGTCCTGGCCCAAGCTTTTTGATGTAGATAGATGGGTCATAATCAGCCAGCATTCTCGCTAGCCTGTATGCCTTTGGCGGTACGTCTCGAAGCCTGTCCAATTCGGTCAGGTCTGGGATGCTGCTTCTTTGGTTTAGATACTCAATGGCCATTTCTCTCCTTATGAGTAAAGGGGCGCAGGTATTATCCTACGCCCCTTCGCTGGTTATCTTCTAGATACCTGAAGCGATACCCGTGATGCAACCGTGAGTGTTACGACGGTAGGTCGAAATCTCAGAGTAGTTGCGTAGGTAAGCGATAAAGGCGTCACGGCGAGGAACCTGCTTCCACTTGGAGCCGTCCTCGTCAATCCACTCCCAGCCGCGGTTGGTGTTTAGGTTTACCTTCTTGGAGTTGATAAACCACATCTTTCCGTCTGGAGCGTCGAAGTCAGCCTTGAATGGCAGGTCACCGAACATGGTTGCGAAACCAAGTCCACGGTTACCACCATCTAGGTCAACCTTGTTTACGTAGCGACGCTTCTCCTCCAGAGCCTTCCAGTATCCGTTCCAGGAACCGTGGTCTGTCCAGATTACGTCTGGCTTGTCGCCGTCCTCGGCAATGTCGGTAACCATACCAATCATGTCCTCTTCGGTAATCTGCTGAGCAGCGCCACCAGAAGAGATGTCACGCAAGTGAGCAGCCCATGCTGGGGTTGTTGCTGGGTCAATACCGTGGAGAGCGGAGCTGTCGTCAACAATAGCGTCGAAGCCAGTCCACTCCTTGCGCCAGTTGTTTACAACTGAAGCAGCGGTTGAGTTCGAACGGACAAGGGCGTCACCAACAGCAGCAGTTACAGCTGCGCTAAGGGTAACAACCTTTGTGGTCTTGTTGATTGCAGTGATGGTTACGTAACCGCTAGTGTTTAGAACGGTTGGGGTTGAGCTGCTTCCAGTCGCAGAGACGTCTACAACGTCAACGCGCATACCAGTGTGTAGGTACTTTACGCTGTCAACAGTAACCGTGGCTGATGCAGATGCAGCTGCCGTGAGGGCAGCAAGAGTTCCAGTTCCGTCACCGAATACCTGGCGGTTCTGGTCTTTTGCAATGTCATCGCGGATGCGCTCGATTTCCTCTGCAGTTACATCTGCAAAGGTCTGGTAGTTCTGGCTAGCCTGAGCCATAACCTGTCCAGTCAGACGTACTGAGCCGTAGAAGCTCTTGAGGCCAGTCTGACCGTCTACGTACTGCTGGTTGCCAGCCTCTGGAAGGTCTTCGTCCTCAGCGCGAGCACCAATACCAGTGTTACGGCCTACGTGTGCAACGAACTTGACACCGAGACCACCAACCTGAGTAATGTTGCGTGCAGTTGACTTGATACCGTCTAGAGCTGGAGTAGCGTTGTTAATCTGCTCGTTAATGTCGCCGTAGACATCCTTTAGGATGACGTTAGCAATAGCGAGATTCTGTCCTTCGGACATTCACACTCCTAGTGTTTTAGGTAATAAAAGGTCTTCACTTCGTTCGCCCTAGCCATAAATAGCCGTACTCACTACTGTTCAGCAGTTTATCACACTAAAAACTGTAAATGTTTACAGATTAAGGGTGCGCTTTACAATCTCTTCAATTGCGCTGACGCGGTCTTCCTTGGTTGAAAGTGTCTTAGGGGGAGCCGCAGGAACCTTATTTGCGTTACCGCCAGCTACCCTCGGGGCCTTCTTTACCGTTGAGCGCATCTTGTCCAGCTCGTTACTGTACTGCTCATAGGCAGCATTAATTAGCTGGTCAATCTCAGCATCTGGGTAGTCGTCAGCAAGAAGCATAGCCCTACGGACGATTGCTTCCTCATCGACGTCGCCAGCCTCTTTCTTGATGCTCGCAAGAGACTCTTCAATCTCGTCTTGAAGCTGAGCCTGATAAGCCACTTCTTCTTGCTCAGCTAGGTTTGACTTTAGGGAATCTAGCTCAGCCTTTAGGGCCTTTAGCTCGCTACTGCTTTGGTCATCATCGCCAAACAGGTCTGATTCCTCTGCATCTTCAATAGCGTCTTCAGTATCTTCTACTGCTTTCTGAACCATTGCGGATGCTTGCTGCCAGCCATAACGCTCAGCAAGCTCGTCATAGACGGCCTTTGGATTGCTGGCAACTTGCTTAGCAAGCTCCATTGACGCTTCAATAACCTGCGGGTTAACACCGGCTTCTGCGAACTTGCGGTATGGGGCAATCTTCTCAAACTCAGAATCAACGCCCGTTTGCCACTTCTCGATAACTGGCTGAACCATTCCGTGAAGCGACTTAGGCAGGACTTCATAAAGCTCGTCCCACGCTGGATTACCCTTCCCAGAATCATCTCCATTCTCAGAGTCTTCCTCAGAATTGTCAACTTCCTCCGGCTCTTCATCGTCTAGTTGAGGCTCAATGTCCTCTGTTACATCGTCTAGTGTTAGCTCGTCGTCAGACATATTGCTCCCTTACTGTTGTGGTTGTGCCTGTTGTGGCGGCATTCCGCCTAGCTGCATCTGCTGTATTTGAGCAGCCTGCAAAGCCGCAAGTGCCATTTCGTGCATGTCGATGTGCTTGTTCAACTCTGCCTTTTGGCTGTTGGTTAGCAAGTCGTATGCTGGGCTCTTGCGGAAGTTGTCGTGCTCCTGAATGTGAACAGCGTGGTTATCCCACTTGTTTACAGGAACAATTGCTGGTGGCTTTAGAGGAGCGCCAGTATCTGGGTTGACCATTTCTGGGTTACCCATCTCGACACCCTGCTGCCATCTCTGGTAGTGACGCATTACGTCCATCTCTCCAAGAGACTTGAACATTACATTCTCACGCTGAGCGCGAAGCTCGTCTGGCCTCGTGCCACGGTTGTCCGTGTAACGGCTGAGTGTTGCAATGTCAAGAAGCTCTAGACCCTCTTCTGGAGGAACTAGGCCAAGTCTCATCATGTCCATAACCAAAGCCTGCTTTGCAGCCTTGGAAGTTGGGAGTGCTGAACCAGCTTCAATTCTGATGTCAGTGCCTCGTGCTATATCTGCGCCGCTAAACATTTCAGCAGAGAAGCCGTTGTTGTCACCGACTACCTTTACCGTGCGCTCGCCGCTCCAGTATTCTGCAGCTAGCATCAGTGCGCATTTTGCGACCCTTGACAGACCTTCTTCTACGGAAGCAAACGTCGGAGCTAGGTAGCTGTCGTCACGCTCCTGTAGGTAAGCAATCGCAGTAGCCGCCTCAACGCCTGGAGGCGTAGTTCCCCTTGAGACTTCGTGCTGACCAGAGATGTTCTCTAGGTCTGTGTCTAGCGCCTGCAGCTCTTCTGATACGTAAGGAGGTAGCTGAGGCATTGGGGCGGCTGCTGGATATTCGAATCCAGGACGCACCCCGATGTACTGTCCTGGAGACGTGTTTATCTTCGATACAGTTAGCGAACCCTCACGGTAATAAACCTGAGGCTTTGCCATCATGTTCTTAGACTGAATACGCTGAGAGCGGGTTCTGTTCACCTCACGCTGCAGCGGGATTACATCGTCAATAACACAAGCTGGGTAGTACTGCCCGCTTGGGATGTGCTCAAACTTAACGATTGGGTAGCCCTTGTATCCAGCAGGGAATCCTGTTAGCGAAGCCTCGACAATGACGTCGTCAACAATTGTGACGTAGCCACCCTGCGGTAGCAGGTTGGTAGTTCCTGGCTTTACCCAAGCCTCGATAACCAAGCTGGCATCTGGCTTGCTGTTGTTTTCCCTGATGTCAAGAGCAGAAGAAATATCTGCAATCTCTGTTGCGGCTACTACGGTTGGCTGCTTGTCCTTAGGGATAAGGTCACCGTAGGTCATCTTTAGCCACTCGATGGTCTTTGTATAGACATGCAATACATATGGCTGGTCTTCGTGCTCAACGATTGACAGGTCTGGGACAAAGACGTTGAAGGGAGAAATGTGGTCTACGCAGACGTCACCTTCTTGGTCGCTCCATTCGTCATACTTCCCAGAGTCCCAGTAGACCTTCATATATCCCAAACCAAGAACAGATATATCACGGGCCACTAGGCGCATTGTGCGTCCTATGCTGAGGCGGTCGTAAAGACTGTCCCAGACCTGTGTCGCTGCAGTTGCGGCAAATACATCTTCTACATCATTGGATGCTGGCAGACAGACAGCCGATGGCTTCTGGGATGTCAGCTTTGCAATCTCAGTCCTGACGATAGGACGGATTTTGTTAATAGTAATGCGAGGGGTGTTCTTGTCTCCACGGGGGAGCTGAGACAGCCCGCTCTTAGTTGAGTCCCAAGCTACGTACTGCTTGCCACGCTCAAACGACATGTTCATGTACCACTGGCGAACACGCCACTGCTTGGCGTCCTTGGACTTCTGGTATTCCTTCTTTAGATAATCAACGAGCTTTTTTCCCTTGTCAGACTTCTGAAGCTTCTTTAGCTCAGCGTCATCAAGTAGCCCAGTGTTTGCAGTCTCTTCGACTTCAACCTCGATATCGACTACGTTACTGGATGCCATATTCCTTTCGGACGGCGTCGAAATCATACTCATCTTCATCTACCTCAGGATAGTTATCGTTTACCAGAACTGCTTGCTCTGGGTTTGGTGCTGTTGGTACTCCGCTTGCCGCCATTATCTGTTGGAACGCTAGCGGGTCTCTCGACGACAGCAGGTTCACTGTTGTCTTCAAGAGGTTGGTCGTCTCCAAAGTAGTCGAGATTAGCCCCTGAGTTGCCTTGTTCAGGCTTTTCGTCATTAGCCAGAACGACAGGGGTAGGCTCACTAAGAAGGTCAGCAGTAACGCTAATAGAGATGTCTCTAATGTCATTTACAAGCCTTTCCGTCACCGCGGGTATGCGGTCTAGTCTCTTTTTGAGTTGTTCGTTTTCTGTGCGTAGCGCATTTGCTACATCCGGCGTTGCAAAACCCATCTGGTCTGCGAGCGCCGCAAGAATGCCGTAGCTTAAATATACTCTTCCGTAATACTCAGCTTCAGCACCCAAGTCAATTAGCGGAGCGTCGGGCTTACCCGTAACTCCCGTGACAATACAGCGATGCGGGGCATATTGCCCTCGCTCTACTAGTCTAAATGTTCTAGCCATTATTCCCATCCTACAGCATCATCGGAGGATGACCGAAACTTCCAGCCCGAATATCCAGGGTCTTTTCGATTATCGAACTGAGCAATCGGAGGCGTATCATCAAAGTCCATAAGCCTCTCCTTTAGTCCCTTGATTGTTTCTGGAGTTAAGTCATCCATTAGTGTGAAAAAGTATCTCGACGAATCGAAAGCGTGATTGTCCTTATCTTGTATCTCCTCTAGTTTGTTTAGTGTGAACTCCTGTTGCCTGTTGGCACGCCGCTTGTATTTAAGTTTAGAAAGCTCGGAAATCAGGTTAGGACAGTCGTCAGTTACCTGCCACCACGGTCTGCCCGTGTCTGGATTCGGCTTCATGTATTGCTGCATCTTGTTCAAACCTACACCTATTTGTCTAGGAATGATGTCAATTATGATATTCATTCCGTGAAGGTTGAACTCCTGCTGATAGCTTGTGCCTTTTACGCCGCTTGTCTGCGAAAGAGCAGGGTCGCCTACAACCAGATAGGGCTCTACACCTAGCTCTTTGTTCTTTCGGTGAAAGACCTCAGCGTGCTCAGCAATGGTCATTTGGGACTGGTAGTGCTCAGCAAAGGTAACGATGTATCCATCAGGTGCAACGGCGTGCCACAAGATTGCAGTGGGGTCTCGCCAGCCGTAATCAACGCTGACATAAATTCTGTGCTTTCGGGAGAGCTTAAATTTCTCAGGGGGGATGGTGTGCGTGAGCTGATTGAACTCCTTGAAGACTGCACCACCTACCTGAATGAACTGGCCCTTTTCACGGATAGCTCGCTGCTCTGGAGTCAGAGAGGATAGGTAATCCTCAATGGCTTCACGCTCTAGGTAGGGGTTGTCCGACATCTCAACTTCGGTCACGCCGAACTGAGGGTGACCTTCCTTGCCAGGCAGATAGACCTGCTCGTAGATGTACTCCATGCCCTCAACTGGAGTCAGCGTCATCCACCAATCTCCGTTTGTGTCAACTAGACGAGCACGGCATTCGTCGTACACTAATTCTGGCGGCTCCTCGTCGAAGTGGACAAAGTGCCTAGAGGTTCCAGCGAACTTCTGCAAGTCCTGGTCGTAGGACATAAACTCGACGAAGGAGCCGTTCTCAAGCTTGAGGACTCTTCGCTCTTTGCTATAGCTGTCTTCCCATGAACCATTAACTAGCAGGCTTTTGGGCATC